AGTTTAGAAGATACTAGTAGATATAATCCCCGGAATGACCGATCTTGAAGGGAATCTCCGGAGAATCTTCTATTACCAACTCGAAAGAGTTGTTTAATGTTACTAAGTACTTGACTATGATGTATTAGGTTGACTAGCCTAGTATTGAGTTGAGAAATAATTGATTTTATGTTAATGACAGATGAGTTTTATTTGATATTCTAATTAAAGGTATCCTGCGGTGTGAGCTGCAGGGCTGATCCGCTACCTGCGGGTAGGGAAAGTTAGAACGTAGAATATTATTTGTTTGTTGTTGATATATTGTTGATTATGGTTTTAGTTAATTGTCACTTGACTGAAGGAGGATAGGTGTAGCAAGCCGATTCCAGATATCAGTTGTATGTGATGAGTGTCGTTGGAAAGATGACATTGTGAGTAGATGTAGAGTCTGTGTTAGTAGTAGTTATAGATTACTTGACCTGGGTATCAGTCCAGGATAACTATGGAGCAGATATTAGTCGAAATCAGTGTGAACTTAATGAGCTATGTACCAACGAAGCTTATTTAGCATGTCTTTTGCTGTATGGATTGTTTAGCGAATAATTTACCGTTTTCTTTTGTGTTACCTGTTTCAGTTCCCAAAGGCTATTTGTCTTTGGATAACTGTGTTTTTGATGTGAAGAGTAGTGCTGTGGATGTGTGTCAGATGGATGTTGCTGATGATCTTGAGTTGAAGGCTGTGAATTCGAAGCCCCTGGATAACCAACCAGGAGCATCGAAAGATACAGTGAAGCACTTTTCTCATGTGCGCAAGCACTCGAGAGAAGAGCCGAAGAGGAAGAGGAAGAGCAAGTCCTTGGGAAGTTCTATTAGCGATAATGAAGTTCCTGAGGGTGGAGGCTCTCCAAGTCCTTCGTTAGAGGCTGTTTTGAATGCTCCAGCTAAGTATGGAGTCTCAGACGAGTCTGATGAAGGAATTGATCCGAATTATGTAGAGGGTTTGTTGAATGGTGAAGATGAAGACGCATCTTTACCATGTCGTGAATCAACAAATCCTTCTTCCGATGCCGAAGGGTATTGGGAGTCTATTTCATCAGTGTTTCGTGGTGGTCTGAAAGTAATTTCAGATACTATCACAAAAGCACTGACTGATTTAGCTACTAATTCGATTTCGAATGCTGTGACTGAATGGTTAAAGACGAATATTCCAACGGTTGTTGATCGATTGTTGGATGTTTTGTCTTTGTGGGGAGCCTTTACTTATGGTGGCTACGCTCAGTTTATTAACTTAGCGCAAGTCATTTTTAGGCATTGGTTTCCTGATTGGTCCAAGATGCTATGGAAAAGCCTTTCTAAGGTTGCATTTTTGGATCGACCAGAAGCATTCGACAAGCGTGGAAATCCTGTCTGGGTTTTCGTGCTTGGCATTGGTCTTTTAGTTGCTAAGGTGATGGATTCCAGTGTTAGTAGTCGTCAGATTATTATCACTGCCTTCACCGTAGGAGCTTTGTATCAGCAGTCAGCTGCGATAACGGATGTGTTTGCTTGGATTGTATCGATTTTTCCTAAAGCGATACAAGATTGGATGCCATTGTGTTTGAGTGGAACTGGAAATTCTGAAGTTATGTTAAAGGCGGTTGCTGAGCTGGAACTATATCAAGGTATGGGACCAGTGCAGCGATTGCGGACTGATAGACTTCAGAAGTTTGCTGAATCGTACAAGAGAGTTATAGAGCTTTACAAGAGAGGAGATTTGAGTGCTTCTTTGGGATCTTACGTGAATAGGATAACGAGGGAGCTTCAAGTCGATTATGATTTAGCTTGTGCGAAATTGGGAACGTCGAATGCGAGGAGACCACCTTGGTGGTTGTACTTGTATGGCGCTCCTGGAATAGGAAAGTCCACGATGGTCGCTCGTATTATTGGAGAGATCTCAGAAATGGGATTTCTCGAAGCATATCGAGATGAACTGTCGGGTAGGATTAATACTGATTTACTGAAATGGACCAGACCAAAAAGTAATTTTTGGGATGGGTATCAACAACAGCCTTTTGTTGTCAGTGATGACTTCAATAGCTTAGTTGAGGACCCCATAGTACCGGAGACAATAACGATGGTGAGTAGTGAAATGTTTATTCCTCCAATGGCAAGTCTTGATGATGTTGGGATTGGTAAGAAAGGAACTCTTTTTACAAGTGAGTTCTTTATTACAACCAGTAACAGCATTATCGTGAATTGCAATTTGATGAATAATATGGATGCTATTTACCGTCGTCGGAATTTAGTAGTGAAAGTGACCGTTGATCCACACGTGTATGTGAATTCAAATGTGGATATTTTGAAAGTTGTTGAACTTTATGGTAAGGATTGGGGGCGTGATCTTCCACATCTGCGGTTTCACATTTTTAATAGTGATTCGCAGACGGAAGACCATGCCGTCAAGAAAGATTTGAAGTTCAAGGATTTTCTAACGGTTATTTACAATTCAGTCAAGCTGCATCGAAGCTTTAATGTAGCAGGACTGACTAAGGAACAATTTTGGGTCAAAGGAAAACCTTACATGAAGACTGTCCTCGTTCATGGGTTAGAAATATCCCAAGGCGGAGAGGGTTCTAGTGAGATTAAGGACGATGACAAACCTGGAGATTCGGCGCAGAGTACTTCTAGCGGCGATTCCAGCGATACGGCAAAGTCCCTTTTGACCAGCATAATTAGCGGAAACTTAAGTCCCCCCAATAGAGATGAGCCTATAGTTAGTGAAGTGACTATGGACGATTTTCAATTTGAGGAGATGGAGAGCTGTGAAACATGGGCAGATGTTGCGGCACAGCCATGTAGAAATCGTCGGATGATTTTTGCGGGCCAGTCGTATTTTATGCCTTGTTATGCAGCATGTGAACATTGTAAGAGATGTCCACGATGTCGTGTGTGGAGTGGTTTTTTGGGGAGATTTGCGAGACAGTATGAGGAAATGCAGAAGTTTCAAATTTTTCGTCAATATAGACCGTTAAACACCGGCAAAGTGCACGGAGATAAGTGTGAGTGTAGATATTGTGTACATATGGATGTGATTCCGAAAGAGCTTTGGAGTCATTTTAATCCACTAGTGCACATGATGCGTTTTAAGAAGCGCTATTTCGATAGAGCTTCTTTGCTTCAATTTTGTGAACATGATAGACAGGATACTGAGAAGATTTGTTTTTGTTGTGATTGGCAGAGGGATAAGCGTTTTTTACTGAAAGCGCATTATTCGGAGCAAGGCTGGTTTCAAATTCTGTCGTGTTTGGCATCAGCTTTTGCACTTACTTATGGTGGTTACGTGCTGTACAAGGCAGGTAAAGCTCTAGTTGAAAGGTTTGCAACAACGACAGAAGTTGTATCCTTGATAGAGGAAGCCATAGGTGATGAGTCGCAATCTGCTGCATATGAAGGCAGTGTTAACCCCACAAAGGCTAGCGCTGTTCGAAAGGTGGCACCGGTGACTCGAGTTAAAGCAATAGATGTCCCGCAAGGGGAATCTGTTGAGTTCCAGGGAGTTATAGATGTTTCAAAGTCTATAGCTTCCAAAATGGTAGCTCTGCTTCATTTGAAGCAAGGTTCTACAGGCTACTATGGTGGTATTGTCCTGTTGAAGGGACATTGGGCTGTTTGCCCAGCGCACTATTTTCATATGGTAAATAGGAAAGAGTCTCTACGTGTTGAGTTGTTTCTTAGTGGAATGACGAAATCATTTGAATGTGTGCTACAACCAAAAGACATTTTTGTTTCGGAGGGTGCAACAAAGCCTCCGTATACTTCTGATATTGCTTTTATCAGGTTCCCTAAACAGGTTCCCGAGTTTAGAAATAATGTTCATCATTTAGTTGATGAGACAAAGTTAGGAGTTTTGGATTTGTCGGATTGTTATGTTCAAGGAATGAATAAGAATCTTGAAATGGAAAGAGTGAAGGTTACTCCAAAGTTTACTTCGTCTGTTAGCCAAATAACTGGTCCTCTCGATCGTGTTTGGACTGTAGATGGTTTTCAGTATGAAGGTAGATTTGTATCTGGATCTTGTGGAAGTGTACTTGTCTCAACGGCAAGTATTCATGGATTTATTTTAGGATTTCATAGGGGATCTTATGGGTTCCCTGGACATAATTGGTATGGTGAGAGTCAGCTTTTGTCGAGACAAATGGTTGAAGAATTTCTTGGTGAGAAATGTGTTGAGATGCCTCAATGTTTAGCGTATCCTTTAGTGGAAGTTTATCCTAAAGTTGTACCAGTGGATACTGCTGATTATAGATATCTTGGCTCTTTATTGCCCAAATTCTCAGTGAATTTGAGTGAAAAAAGTACTTTAGCTGAGTCGCCTTTGCATCCAATTTATATTGGATCAGATGTGCCTTGGTCGAAGGAAGCGAAACAACCGAGTGTTTTGTCGAAAAAAGACCCTCGTTATGCCAGAGAAGATGGTCTAAGTCCGTTGGTCTTGGCTATCAGCAAGTTTAAACTTCCGGCGAGCGAGTTACCCGAGCATTTTGTTGAGGCAGCGGCTGAATGGATGTTTGCCGATTGGACGGAAAAGAAGCCACAGTGGCCTGTGCGTGTGTATACGGAAGACGAAGCTATTAATGGAATAGCTGGTCATCCTTACATGCAGCGCGTGTCAATGGATACGTCTCCTGGTTGGCCCCATGTTCTTAATAGACCACGTGGGCAGAAGGGGAAAGGTTTCCTTTTTACGGAAATTGGTGAAGATCAATACAAGATTTCGAGTAAAGCGCTTCGTCAGGACCTTGATGATAGATTGAGACTAGCGAAGTTAGGTGTGATCCCAGAGATGAGTTTGTGGATTAGTTGTTTAAAGAGTGAGAAGCGTTCCTTAGCTAAGGTCGAGGAAGCCAATACTCGCGAGTACACAGCAGCGCCATTGTCACATCTTATTTTAAGTAAGAGATATTTTGGTGCTTTTTCTGAATTTTTCCACTGTTTTCGAACAATTGGCTGGAGTAGTCCAGGCATCAATGTTCGGAGTCAAGAGTGGACTCAGGAATTTCGGTATTTGCGGGAAGTTGGAGATCGCGGCTTTGATGGAGATTTTACAGGTTTTGACGGTGTCACTTGGTTTTGTTTTATCCTGATGGCAGGAATGATGATTAATAAGTGGTACAAAATGTATGATCCCAGTTGGAAAGCGGAGGACGATGTAGTCAGGTTAGTTTTGTTACTAGAAGTCTCACAACCGATACATTTGGCGTGTAATGCGGCCTTTCAGGTGTTCTCAGGATGCCCGAGTGGATATTTTTTAACTGCAGTAATAAATTGCTGTACTAATTACCAAATGAGTGCTGTAGCATTCCAGATGTTAGTTGCCGAAGCGACCTATGTGCTTTGGAAGAAGAATGTGAGATGTAAGCTCTATGGAGATGATAATAAGTTTGCTGTGAGTGAAGCTCTAATCCCTAGATTTAATGGACAGCGGCTTGCAGAATGGTATGCCGCTTATGGAATTCGGTATACCCCACCAGATAAACGATCACAATTCGGAGAACCGAAAAGAATTGAGGAATTGGAATACCTCAAGTGCAAGACCAGAATTTTGCGTGGCTCTATCGCTGTACCCTTGATGAATATGGATAGTATTAATGAAGCTCTAAAGTGGGTTGAAACAAATTCTACTGCTGAGTTGTGGGACACGGTCGCGCAGACAGTTGCGAATGTGATGGATTTCCTAGTGTTCTATGGACGTGCTCTGTTCAATGAATATCGGGAAGCTATACTGCGAGTGGTTTCATCGCGGTATAACAAGTTTATAGTAGTACCGACCTTTACTGAAATAATGAATCGTCTTGTTAGCAACGGTGATTTCGACGAGAGACTCTTGTCGACTGAGTTGATGGACGACCATGATGACGTAAAGAGTAGAGAAAGTTCATCAGGATATGTACCACTGCATTTTGTGGAAGTTTCCCAATCGGCCTTGTTGAAACCTGATGAACCTACAGGAGAGGCAGTAACCTCAGTTGGTGCTACGATAGAGCATGCTATTCGACCAGACCCCTTGACGACGCATCAAGAACCAGTCGCCCCAGAATTAGCTATGGAGGATGTCCCGATGGAGTACTCTGTTATCGCCAATAAGAAATTTAATGTTGGATCTTATCAGTGGAGTACCGCACAGCCCGATGGGACAATAATTGTTGATTTTAATACTCCATTGGATCTGTTGCAGGATCAACAATTGTTGCAGGGCTTTCAAAATTTTAAGTACTGGAGAGGTGACGTAGAGATAGAAATTATCGTCAATTCGACCCAATGGCATTCGGGATTGTTAGCTTTAACTTGGGCCCCTCAGTGTTCCAGAACTGCATACGAGAACTTTAGACCAGTGACTGATAAGGTTATGATTTCTAATATCAGTTTAGGCTACATTCATGCCAATACACCTACTCCTAAGAGCGTCCGCTTACCTTTCGTAGCTCCCACGAACTACATAGACGCTTTGACAGCAAATAATGACGACCCGATTGGCAGTATGGGAATGTTTAGCATTCATGTATTTGACGCTCTGAGAGTAAGCACCGGGACTTCACCGAGTGTTACAATTTCAGTTTGGGTTAGGCTAGTAAATAGTTCCTTTCATTTGCCACGTGGTTTACCACTGACAATGGCCCTTGGAACTAAGGCTTATAACCGAACATTGCGACGCTTTGTGGATCAGCCCCAAATGCTAAGACTCGTGAATGGGTTTCGCGGAATTACTGCTACGGCTGCTAGAGGAGCAGGCTTGGTTGAGTCTGCAGCTCACTTTGTATCTAAAGTTGCACATATAACGAAGGATGGACTAGACAAGTTTTCCAATATGGACAGGGAAAACAAGATGGAGATTGGTCTGTTCACGAACGATAAAGGGAATGCGATGGGAAATAATACTATTGATAAAACGTCCCCTTTTGATAAGTTGTCCATTGTCTCTAGTGAGCTGGCACCAACAACTGTGGCTCACTTTAGTACTACACAC